TGCTATTGATGCAGGTATGAGTTGGAATGAATATATGGAGGAGGTGAAATAGATGGGTAAATTAGAGGAAAGGTTAGAAGAAGCATACAACGATTTAGAGGAAGTTGATAGATTATATGACAACTTAACTCAAGAGAATAAGCAAGAAATTGATTATTGCATAAGAAAAAGATTGTTTGTATGTGACAGAATTAAAGCTATTAAGAAAGAAATTGCTTTAGACAAACAATATGCAAAGGTAGAGAAAACAAAAGAAGTAAAGGTAGTTGATTGGAATGAATTTATATTGAGTTGCGTGGGAATAAAAAAAGAATCGCCAGTCGCCAAACCAAACGATTCTTTGTAAGTTAGTAGCTTAAAAAATATAAGCTCTATCCTTATTGTAGAGCAGGAAAGGAGAAATGTCAAATGGACCCTAAAGATGAAAAGGAATTTGATATTGATGATTTTGATTATAGAGAAAGAGAACAAGAAATTGATGATTATGTAGTGGATAGTTGGGAACAAGCATTTATGTAGAGAGGAGAATATTTTATGGGAATACCAGTTTTAATAGCAGGTGAATCAGGTTCAGGAAAAAGCACAAGTTTGAGAAATTTTTCGGTTGATGAAGTGGGAATTTTTAATGTGGCCGGAAAGCCATTACCTTTTAAGAAACAACTTAAAAAGGTTGAAAATTCAAAGTATGTAGATATATATGCAGCATTAAAAAATCCTAAACTAAAAGTTTATGTTATAGATGATAGTCAATATTTAATGGCTTTTGAAATGTTTGATAGAGCTAAAGAAGTTGGATATACAAAATTTACAGATGTTGCGTTGAATTTTAGGAATTTAATAAATTTTATTATTACTCAACTTCCTGAAGATATAATTGTTTATTTTTTGCATCATACTGAAACAACAGAAACAGGGAAAATAAAAGCTAAAACAAGTGGGAAAATGTTAGATAATCAACTTACTTTAGAAGGTTTATTTTCAATAGTGTTATTAGCAAGAACAGATGGCCAAAGATACTATTTTGAAACTCAATCAGATGGATATAGCACTGCTAAAAGTCCAATGGAAATGTTTGATAAAGAAATTGATAATGACTTAAAAATAGTGGATACAACTATTAGAGAATATTGGGAACTTAATAAAAAGGAAGGTGAAAAATAATGGAACAAGTTGATTTAGATTGCGAATTATTAAAACCATTAAAAATTGATTTGGAAGTTGCTTTGAAGAAGTTAATTTTTGTAGCTTTGAAAACTAATAAGGAAGCTGAAATAAGTTTGAAAATAAATATAAGTACAACAACATTTGACACAATTAAAGATGACAATAAAGAGGAATGGACAGAACCGAGAATTGATTATCAAATTAACGAAAAAATCAAAGAGTATAAAGACACTAATAAAGGTTTTGTTGGCTTTAATTATCAGCTTGAAATTGATGAAGATAACAAATTATTTGTAAAAAAGAGAAATGAACAAAAAACAATGTTTGAAGAGGAGGAAAAATAATATGAATAAACCACAAGGATATGATGAGGCACAAGCATTTGGGGAATTTGAAACATTACCTGCAGGAGGATATAAGTGCATAATAAAAAAAGTTGCGTGTGAAACAGCATCAAACGGAAAGGAATTTTTAAAACTTGCGATTGATATTGCTGAAGGAGAATATAAGGATTTTTTTAAGAAAAAATTTGACAGTGATACAAGAGTTATAGATAAAAAATGGAGTGGAGTTTGGACCGTATTTATTGAAGGATATAATCCAGGAACAACAAATCCAAAATTTAAAGGGTTAATAACTTCAGTAGAAGCATCGAATAATGGTTTTAAATTTGATTTTGCAAAAGAGCAGGATCTTACTAATAAAAAGGTTGGATTGGTATTTAGAGAAGAAGAGTTTTTGGGAACGGATGGACAAACACATTCTGCAACTAAAGTGTTCTTTGCAGTCTCTTATGACAAAGCAGAGGAACAAAAAATACCTAACAAAAAAACATTAAATGATAGTGGTGCAAATAGTTCAACTGGATTTCAGGAAATAAACGATGAAAACTTACCATTCTAAAATACAAGAAGTTAAGGAAAGGGCAGACATAGTTAAGGTTGCAGAATATTTTAGACTTAATCTAAATAGAGCAAATAAATGTGTTTGTCCTTTTCACAAAGAAAAAACAGCAAGTTTTTCAATTTCTAAAGAAAAACAAATATTCAAGTGCTTTGGTTGTGATAAGTCCGGAGATGTAATATCACTTGTTTCAGAGCTTTTACATATAAATGCTTATCAAGCTGCAGAACAAATTAACTGTATTTTTAATTTGGGAGTAGATTTTAATAAAAAAACATCTTCAATAGAAATTGAGCGATGGCATCAAAAACAAAAAGCTAAAGAAGCATTTAAGAAATGGGAAAATGAAACTTTTCAATTATTATGTGATTACTTTAGATTTTTAGAGGATAAAAATGATGAGGAAACATTTCAGGAAATTGCTAAAGCTGAATATTATGTGGATTTATTTATATTTGGCACAGAAAGCGAAAAACTGCAATTTTGGAAACTCAATAAGAAGGTGGTGAATAAGATTGCAGGAAGACTTCGGAGAAGAACTACTTAATTCAGGGTTTGCTCCCTTTGATATAGAGAATTTAACAAAGGAAAGCATATTGGAGGAAGAGATATTTAAATATGTTTTTAGCTTGGATAGTGGAATTGCAAGAACAAAAGTGCTTGTAAAACTTCAAGAAAAAGCAAAAGAACTAAAAATAATAAAGAGTTTTGACAAGATGCTAAAGGCTTATCAACAAGATTATATTTCAAGAATAAAGCAAGCAGGAAGTCAAGTAATTAAATATACAGATCCTCCACTTGAAAATTTAAAATGTGGGAAATGGCAATGTGATGATTTAGGAGTATCAAAGACAGTAATAAACAATTTTGAAGCTCAAAAAGTAATTGCTTGCCCTCATCCTATAATGCCGGTTGAAAGACTGGTTAATGTAGATAGAGATACGGAAAAAGTGAAAATTTCGTTTTATAAGGATAATAGATGGCAGTCTGTAACAGTAGATAGAAGTGTTGTGGCCAACAAAGGAAACATTATTCAATTAGCAGATAGAGGAATAGAAGTAAATTCTGATAATGCAAAAGAATTAGTTAGCTTTTTAGCAGATATTATTTCGTTAAATGCAAAAGAAATTCCGGTAAATCGTTCTGTAGATAGATTAGGTTGGACAGATAAAGAATTTAGTCCTTATGCTTCAGATTTGAAATATGATGGTGATCAAGATTATAAGGATGCTTTTGAAGCAGTAAAACCTCGTGGAGATTATGAAGAATGGAAGAAATATTGTAAGGAATTGAGAAAAAACAAAACAGTAAAAATACTTATGTCAGCGAGTTTTGCAAGTCCTTTAAATAAGTTATTAAGTATTTCACCTTATATTGTCCATTTATGGGGAGGAACCGGAACAGCTAAAACAGTTGCAGTGATGGTTGCTATGTCAATATGGGGTAATCCTGAACTTGGGAAATTGACAAGGACATTAAATAGTACGCAAGTAGCATTAGGAAGATATTCAAGTTTTGTTCATGATATTCCATTTGCAGGTGATGAGTTACAGATAATAAAGGACAGATGGGATAGTTTTGATAGTTTAATAATGTTTTTGACTGAAGGTGTAGATAGGGCAAGAGGCCGAGCATACGGAGGTTTGGAGCAATTAAATAAATGGAATAACAGTTTTATTTTTACAGGAGAGCAACCTATCACACAATCTAATTCAGGTGGTGGAGTAAAAAACAGAGTGCTTGAAGTAGAAGTGGCAGAAAAACTAATTGAAGATGGTAATGCTACAGTTAATTTTTTGAAAGAAAATCATGGATATGCAGGTAAAGAATTTATTGAAAATTTACCAGGCCCAAAAGAGTTGCAAGAAAGGCATAGAGTTATTTTTAGGGAGATATTAGCTGGTAATGAAACAACAGATAAACAAGCATCAATAGCGGCAGCAATAATTCTTGCAAGTGAGTTATCATCTTATATATTCGGTGATGGACAATTAAAAATAGAAGATATAAAAGACTATTTTGTTAGCAGTGATGATGTTAGTGTAGCAAATCGTTCCTACGATTTAATTCGTAATTGGATAGGAACTAACATCAACAAATTCAAAGATGATTCGGTCAGTGAAATATGGGGCAAATATTCACAAGAAAAGAATTGTTGCTATGTCGATAGAACTGTTTTAGAAAAGATGCTGAAGGAAAATGGCATAGACTTCAATGCAATAAAGAAAGAATTAGCACAAAACGGAATAATAGAAAGAGATAAAAAAGGCAAATACACGCAAGTCGTTGATGTAGGTTCTATGAGTAGAAGACTTGTAAAAATACTCCTTAAAGATGAAGTAGCAGAACATAAGACTGATTTTCCATTTTAATACTTACACTTCTTACACCTAAATTACATCTAAAGGTGTAACAATGAAAAATCAGTCAATAAAAGGCTTTAGAGATAATAAATAATAAATATTACACCTTAATAATAAATAATATATACGTATGGAAAACAGAAAAATATAATTACATTTTTTCTTATATGTATATATACATATGTTATCGAAAAAAAGGTGTAAAGGTGTAAGTTGAAATATGAAATTAAGAATATAAAAGGGATGTAAGGTTTACACCTAAGGTGAAATTGAGGTGTTTAAGGTGAGAAATGCAGAGGAAATTTTAGAAGATGTAAAAAGTCAAAATGATATTCCAAAAGACTATGAATTGCTTGAAATATACTGTTTTCTATGCTTGAAGAAGATAATCCTTATGTATCAGAACAATCAATTAAGTAAGGAAATAGCACAAAAACAAAAGCAATTAGTATTTGCAAAATATACCGGAAAGAAAAAAGAGTATGAGTTTCAACAAGGTTTATTCAAGAAGTACATAGATAAAATACAGCCAACAGAAAACTTAAGAATACAATTAAGAAAAAAACTACAAGAAAAAACTCCAATAACTGAAGAAAGAATGGGCGAATTGTTAAGTATTTGCTTGGAACTCATACAGATTTATTCAGGGGAGGTGTTTGAATGAAATTAGAGTTGAGAGATTATCAAAAAGAAGTTTTAAGTATTATAGATAAATTAAGTCCTGGAAGCTATTTAATACAGATGGCTACCGGTTTAGGAAAAACAGCAACGTTTGCAAATATTAGACGAAAAGGAAAAGTTTTAGTATTGGCTCATAGAGAGGAGCTAATAAAACAACCTGCAAAATATTATGATTGTCCGGTCGGATGTGAAATGGCTGAATTAAAAAGTAATGGTGAAGAAGTTGTAATTGCATCGGTTCAGACTTTGGTACATAGATTAGAAAAATTTAGCCCTTATGAGTTTGACATGATAATAACAGATGAAGCACATCATGCTGCAGCAAGTACATATAAGAAAATATATAAGTATTTCAAGCCAAGATTACATTTAGGTTTCACAGCTACTCCAAACAGAGGTGATAATGTCAGACTTGATGATGTGTTTGAAGATATTATTTATGAAAAAGATATTAAATGGGCCATACAAAATAATTATTTATGCAATATAAATTGTTTGAGAGTAAATATCGGCTATGACATTTCTAAAGTTGCAAGAAGAATGGGAGATTATGCACCAGGAGAACTTGAGAAAATATTAAATCAAGATGTTTTGAATAATTCAATTTCGGAAGTATATAAAAAATATGCTAAAGGACAAACTTTAATATTTGCTTGTAGTGTAGAACATGCAAAAGCGATTGCAGAGAAAATACCAGGAGCTGTAGCAGTAACTGCTGATACTAAAAATAGAGAGGAACTCATCAAAAAATTTACAAATAGAGAAATTCCGGTGTTGGTTAATTGCATGATATTTACAGAGGGAACGGATATGCCTTTAGTGGAAACTGTAATAATAGCAAGGCCAACAAGCAACAGCAGTTTATATACTCAAATGGTGGGGAGAGGTTTAAGACTTTATCCAGGAAAAGAAAAACTTATACTAATTGATTTGGTAGGAACAACAGGAAAAGCAAGTTTATGTACTGCACCAACTTTAATTGGTGTAGATCTAAATACAGTACCAGCAGAAAAACAAGATGAAATTCAAGGAGATTTGTTTGATTTACCTGAGTTAGTAATTGAAAGATCAGATTGCATTGAATCTTGGATAAAAAATATTGAGTTTATAGACTTGTGGGCCAAAGAGCAAGAATATAATTTGCATGGTGTAAATTGGTTCAAACAGCCAAACGGAGATTTAGTTTTGAATTTAAAAGGTTCAAGAATAGTGCTAAAAGCACAAAACGAATTAGGAGAAACATTTATACGTGGTAAAAAAATGAAGATGCAGAAAGCATTAGATATGGTTTATAAATGGTTATCTGAAGAATATAATGACCAACAATATATATGGGATTTAAATTTGGTTAAAAAGTGGGGAAAGTCTCCTGCAAGTGATAAACAAAAGATGCAAATTCAAAGATTTATGAAAAATCTTGATATGACAGAACTTACTAAATTAGAAGCAAATCAAATATTAAATAGATTATTTTACGGAGGGTTAAAACATGCAAAAGGGGCATGATTTTGAAAGACAAATTGAAAAGGTTTGTGAGTATGTTGAAAAGAAAGGTGGACATGCTCACAAAAACCATCCGGCAAGAACTGCAGAAGGAACTTATTTGAAAGGAGAACCTTTTATGAAGCATTCTACTGTGCGTATCCTGTGTCTGGCTCTGTGCCTGTGCATGGTAGCCGGAGCTCTGGCTGCCTGCGGCAACAAGGGACCTGAAAAGGAT